CCAAAGCGTCGTCGACGTTCCGGATGTAATGTAGACCTGATTGATAACCGTGGCTGAGACCGATGTGCCGCTCGTGTATCCCGTGATCTGGACTGCGCCGATCTTGTTGGGAGACGATGAATCCTGAAGCTTGAAGATCGCGCCCACATGTCCGGCGTTGAACACAGAAGTCGACGCCGAAAGAGTTCCAGTTCCACCCGCAGTCAGGGTTCCGGTGTATTTCAGCCATGTTGAGGTCGTGTTCTTGTCACGGTAAGGAACGCAGTCCACAAGATCGGTGCTGGAGACTCCGCTAAATATGTCGGCAATCGATACCGCTCCCGAAAGACCGGTCACCTTCTGGGGTGCATGATCCCCGTGAACCACCCACATGGTGTCTACAGATTGGGCGTACTGAAGAGCGTAGACCTCAGACCCAGAGTACGGGCTGACCGAATCACTCTGGGTGAGTGCCGTATCTGTGAACTCGCAGGCGTGCAGGCCCCCGGCTTCCGTGAAGATGATCGGAAACGCGTTCTCCGTGCTTGGGACAAATGGAATTAGACGGCCCGGTGAGTTCGCGGATGGAGCAGAGAAGATGGGGTAAATACGAGTTCCAGGACGCCGTGCTACCCCGCCTTGTTTCTGGAGAATGAAGTTCAACAGACGCTTACACGACGCCGAATAGATCGATAGATCCGTGCGCGCATCCATCTTTGGACTGACCTCACCCGCTAGAAACGAGGTTTTGATCAGGTTGAACTTAGGCATTGTCCTCCGTCAGAAACGGCTATTGAACCAATCGTCCGCTGAAAGGTCTTGGGCGGTGCCCTGCTGGGAGTTCATCGAACGGGCCTCGGCCAGCTGCTGTCGGTAAAGGCTCCACATGTTCTGCTGAACCGTGGCTGACCCGGTCAGGGCATAGGCAAGCTCTGCCGCGATCCGGGCCGATACGGTTTCAGCGAAATGGGCGGTGAACTTGGAAGTATTCGTGACTTGCGCGAGGTAGATCAGGTTGATCGTGTCCTCGTCTGTCACAAGCGTCTGGTCTTCGATCTGGTACTCGATGTCCGGGTAATCGAGAGAGATGACCTTCAGGAAGTCAGCGGGAAGCTGATAGGCATAGGTGTAGCCGAAGGTGGGTGCGGTGGTCTGAGCCAGGGAGGCGCGCTTTCTGGCGAACTTCCAATGGGCCTGGGAGAGAACCTCGTCCCTGAGTTTGGAGTATTGCTCGTTGCAGTAGACGGCGCCTGGAACCGTGTCGGTACTGAGCGAGCTGATAAGCGGCTGGCCAAGTTTGGCCATGGCCGAGTTACATATAGAGAGTTCGGTGATCGCCATTGAAAGGGTGGGGGCCAGTCACACGCCGATGGGTGACCAGCCCCCGATCTCCTTAGGCGACGTACCGGACGCGCAGGCTGAGCGTTCCGCCCGTGCCCAGTCCGGTGCTCGGCGTGATCACGACGTCGTAGAAGCGCTGCGGGTCGCTCGACAGACCGAGCTGCTGCCACAGCTTCTTCTCGATGTCGTCGATCTGACCGGTCGCCGTAGCGGCCTCGTAAGTCACGTCGGTGCCATTCAGCGCCGCCGTATTCACGTCCACCGCCGAAGCGAAGCAGTCCTGGTCAACCACGGCGCCGCCATTGGCGGTCGTCTGGAAGATACCGATGTCGACCGCGCCCGCGCTTCCAACGTCATCCGAGAACAGCATGATCTGAGAGATACGAGCCCAGCTCGGGACTTGGCAGATGCGGTAGTGGGAACTGGTGTCGCCAGCGCCCGCTTCCACGGTTCCAACCACTTCGCGCAGGATGCCGTCCAGCTGACGTTCGTTCGCCACCTGCGGGACCGCATCACGGTTCGTAAGCTGAGTAGCCTTCAAGTCTTCAGTAGCCATTTATCTAGTCTCCTATTTCGTTAGGTTGCTCAGCTCTGCTTGCAGAGGATCTCAACGACCTTGGCCTCTTCGAGGCGGGTCGCGCCGATCGACATCTGCGTATAGACCTGGGTGTTGAAACCCTTGTCCGGGCGCGGAGCGATCTCGGCCTTCATGTCCTGACCGATGGCCAGGACCAGGCCGTCGCCAGCCCACGCAACGCACGACTTGTGGCTCGCGAGGGTCACGTCGGTGCCCGATCCGTCGTACAGTCCGGTACCGGTGTTGAACTTGAACGCGACCGATGGGGCCGCGATCTGCTCAGTCAGGATGAACTTGAAGCCCAGGAAGGTATCCACCTCGCCCTGAACCAGCGCCTTGACCGAGTTGTAGTCGGACGAGGTGACGGCCGTTTCGGAGAGCAGAGATTCCAGAGCCGAGGCGTTGATCGCGCAGTAACGCGGGATCGACGGATCGACGTTGCCCTGGTCTAGGATCAGTTTCGCCTTGCGGAGCGCCTGGACGTTCATGTTGGCGGCGGCGGTCGAAGCCACCGGAACCACGCGCTGGGCAGTGCCCAAGGCCTGGGTGCCCGAGCCGGTTTCGCCCGTGTAGGCGTTACCGAGCGCAGCCGCGAGAAGCACGCTGTCCATCGAGCGACCCATCGCCCAGGCCGCCGCCATGGCGTACTCGGAGGTCGGGTCGATCAGCATGCGGACCTTGTCCTGGTTGTCGATCATGTCGCCCCACTCGTAGTCGGCGAGGGTGACCATGCGCCGGCTGTGCGGGGTATCCAGGATCGGCGTATCCGAATGCCGCGAGGTGCGGAGCTGAGCCGCTACCGATCCGATGCGGTCGTAGAAAGCGCTTTTGCCCTTCTGCGATTCCACACGGACGGCGCCGCGAAGCTTGGAGCCTTTCTGCTGTGAGAGATGGAAGACGTTAGAACGGTACTGCTGAACAAATGCAGTCGTGATTTCGATAGACATAGGAGTTCAAATCCCCTGAGAAGTTGGTGTTCTCGGGAGAGTTGTCCCTATGCGGGATTCCCCTATGCCTCTGACGTGGGCGTGAAGACGGCGCTTCCAAGGCGCTTGATCCAGGGCTGGTTCCCTGAATCACTGGGATCGACTTAGCGGTTGCCCCTTTTTTATATCTAAATCGCATATCGGATGATTTTCAATCCCCTTGAGGTCAGAACTGCCCGGTATTGACCGCTTCACGCAGTTGCATGGCTCGCGCGACCATCTGGTCGTGCATCGGGTGGTCCTTGGTCCAGTAGGCGGGATCCGCCATGATCTTGCCGATCTCGGACTGGGCTTCCTGTGGGGTCATGCCGAAGTCGCGCCCAGCAGAAGCGCCAAGAACCGCGTCTTCTTTCAGGGCCTTGCCGACTCGGTTGAGCAGCTTAATCACGGCCGGGTGATTGCCCATGCCGGTGTCGTGGAGAAGCTTGTTCAGGGATTCGTCCCCGAACTCCTTGAGCGCGATCTTGGCGGCGGTGACTTCCTTCTCGAAGCCCTGGCCCCACTCTTGTTTCAGGGCATTAAGCCCGGCGGATACTTCGGATTGAAGCTTGTTCGCATGGGCGTCACCGCTTGCTTTGGCGGCTTGCTGGTAGAACTCCAGAACCTTCTTGGCCTGGGAGGGGAGAATTCCGGCCTTGTGGGCAGCTTCTTTGAAGCCCTTCAGGAGTTCCTCGTTTGCGCCCTCGATCTTGCCTAGGTCGTACTTGTCGATCGTTTCGGGAAGCCCGAGCTTCTGGAAGACCTTTCGGTAGTCGTCCTCGGTCGCAGTCTTCGGGTTCGGCACCGCAATCTTGTCGGCTCCAACCATCTTCTGGGCGTGAACCAGGGACTTGGCGAGTGACGCCACGTCCTTGTAGTTCTTCAGCGACGGCTCGGCTTTGATGTCGTCGGGAAGCTCCGTCATCCACTTGGGAAGTTCGGCGGCTTCAGCGTCCTGGGCCGGGGCGGGAGTCGTATCCGGCTGCAGCTTAGCGGGTTCAGTCAGGATCGTAGTGGTCTCCGTCTTAGCTTCCATGCTCATGCGTATTCCTCATCTTCCTTGCGACTCTCTTCGAGCGCCTTAATGCGGGCTTCAAGCTTCGCGGGGTCTTCGTTGATCAGGGTCAAGATTCGAAGGACGGCGTTTCTCTCGCCCTCCCTGAACGCAGCCTCGTAGGGGTCCTTCACAAACGAGGGGTGGAGCATGTGGCAGCAGGACATGAGGTCATGCAGCACATGCTGTCCCTCCCGGGTTCCGAACACCTTGCGGTAGCTCCGGATCTTGGTGGCTTCGGATGTCAGCTTCTTACTCACGCGTTCCCGCCTTTCTGCATCTGCGCCATGGCCTGCACGGCGGGCGCGGCCTGTCCCATGGCCTGGGCCTGCTGCTGTTGCTGCTGCATCTGCATCTGTTGCTGCTGGGCTTGGGCACGGGCTTCGCGGATCTTCTTCACTTCCTGCTCTGGCTTCATCAACTTGGCCGGGATGCCGAAGATGTCGAAGATGTAGCGAAGGCCTTCGTCGCCCGCGAAGTTGTCGGCCACGGCCGGGTCAATTTGCAGGAACGGAGTTGCCGCCTGGATGGCCCGGGCGATGTTCTGCCCCTCGGATACGCGCTGGGCACGGGCTACAAGCGAGCTGTATTTGACCGAGATCAACTTGCCTTTGACCTGTTCCGGGATCGGCTTCGGGAGCTTGCCCTTTCTCGCCATGATCCCGAAGATGCGGTCAATCATCGGCCGGAGAAGCTCGGACTGCTGACGACCCAGGATCGGACCCAAGAGCCTCAGCTTCTCTTCTGTCCGCTGCATGACTTCGGTCGCCGTCATCTGCGGGCCCTGATTCAGCTGAAGCTGATCAATGTAGAAGGCCTCTTTAATGCGCATCCGGGCGTCGTTCATGATCGCCTGGCCGTAGTCGATGCGGCAGTCGTTGCCGAAAGGCTCGATATGGTCCTGAGATCCAGCGCGTCGATAGTTCAGGCCATTGGGCTTGGTCGTGATCGGCCCGATGTACGAATCGTCAGGAACCGATAGGGGCGGGGAGACCGCCTTCTGGGCGCCCTCTATGACGGTCTTTGCCATCGCGTTCAGCATCTTGATATCGGCCAGACACTTCATCGTGGGGGAGCGCCCGTACTTCTC